GGTTGCTAAAGCAAGTTAATAAACGTAATGACCCCTCAACGTCTGATGGGGTCTTACTGACTAGCCGGCTAGTAAATAGCAACTCACAGTTGGTATGTATTAAGGATAAAGCTAAAGGCTTTGAGACAAGCCAGACTCTAAAGCGGTCTAACCGCAACTCATTGATGTATCGAGTCTTGAATGGTTTGATGTATGTAAATATCCACCCCTTGAAAGATTTTTGTGTTATAGCGGATTTTTTGCCGAAACTTAGTTTCGAGCAAAATCCTCAAAGAAAAGGAGTTATCTCATGAGTATGGAGATGAGGGGCAAAAGGGTAATGATTAGAACTACGACAAAGGGAATTCCGTTTCAGATTAACGTTGGATTTTTTGAGAGACCGACATGGGCTGATGAGCCGCTTGCGGAGGAAGTGTGGTATGACTGGTGGGACTAGACTGAAGTGGGATAAGTGGCAGAGAGAAGCTATTGATTATGAGGGGAGTATCACGATTAGGTGTGGTAGGCAGGTTGGGAAGAGTACTTGTGTTGGGAAGCGAAGTGCTAATTTGATGTTGAAGTATTCGGAGAGTGTTTCTTTAATGATTGCTCCTGCGCAGAGGCAAAGCTCGGAATTATTTATTAAAACTATTGGGTGGCTTGAGGTGGAGCATCAGAAGCAGCTTGAAAAGCATGGTGGGTTTAAGGCTTTGCCAGAATTTTCTACTAAAAGGAATATGGAGTTAAAACGGATATTCGAGTCTGATTTCGGTATTTATAATGAGTTACCGACTAAAACGACGATTATTTTGAAAAAGGATTTTGATAAGCCAAGAAGTAGAGCTAACCAGGGTAGTATTTGTTATTCGTTACCTGCTGGGAAGACAGGTGTTTACTTGCGATGTTATGCTTTGGATTTCTTAGCTGCTGATGAAGCTGCGTACATTCCAGAGCCTGTTTATACTGCTTTAAAGCCTATGCTTGCTGTTTCGGCTAAGACTAGGGGTTTGGGTTGGGAGACTTTTTTGTCAACTCCATTTGGCAAGGGTGGGTTTTTTTACAAGTCTCATTTTAGCAAGGATTATAAGCAATTTCATGTTTCTTCGGAGGATTGTTCTAGGATTGGGAAGGATTTTTTGAGAAAAGAAAAGTTAAGGTTGACTAAAACACAGTACAGACAGGAGTATTTGGGTGAGTTTTGCGATGAGTGGAACCAGTTTTTCAGTACTAACTTGATTAAGGCAAGTATGACTTTTATCGAGTGGGGTTTGGATAATGAAAACAGAAATGGGAAGTATTATTTGGGGGTGGACATCGCTGGATATGGGGGGGACGAAAACGCTTTCGTTATTTCAAAAATGTGCGATAACAGGGTCAAGGTCGTTAAATGTTTTACTACAGAGCGGGTTTCTACCACCGATACTATCGGCAGAATTATTGCATATAATACTGAGTTCAACTTCAGAAAGATATTTGTTGACGACGGAGGACTGGGTGGCTCGGTCACAGATATACTCCAGGAAAAACTTGGCAGAAAGGTAGTGGGGTTGAATAATAGCAGTAAGAGAATTCAAGTTGAGGGGGAGGAAAAGAAAAGGGGAATCTTAAAAGAAGATTTGTACTCGAATGCTTTATGGCTGATGGAAAATAATAAGGTTGATGTTATTAATAACTTGCAGCTTATGCGAAGCTTGAAGAGTGTTACTTTTGAGTATTCTTCTAACAAGAATTTAAAGATTTTTGGGGATTACACTCACTTATCGGAAGCATTTGTGAGGGCTTTATGGTGTTGGAAGATAAAAGGGATGCGACTTTATATGGTTTGATAATTCATGATCATGCTGAGGCATGGTCATTAATTCCCAAAAGATTTATATAAAACAAAAACAAATAACAATCAATATGGCAGATACTGGTATTTATGCAACAACTGAAGAAATAACTGACAAGGCTGGAGCTAATGCTTCTGCTGTGAGTAAAGATGAAGCATTTACTAACAGATATGAGTTGCAGGCAGAGGGTATAATTAATTGTTCTTCAAGGATGGTGTTTGCTAAAGATATTGCGGCTTTTACCGCTCTACCCGCTGCTGGCAAAAAAATGTTGAGTCAAGTTGCTTCTGATTTGGCTGCGATTATGGTTATAACTTATGACTTCGCGGGTTTCACTTCCAGGGTTGAGGGGGAGGACATGATTAACATTCTTAGAGACTCGGCATTAAGGGGGTTGTCTATGCTTCGGGACAAAAAAACTCAAGCATTTTTAGTAAAGGGGTCATTGTAAAAATGGCGGTTGGAAGCGACCATGATTATAAAAACTTTCCAGAACTGACTAATTCTCAAATTCACGATTTTGGTTTTATGAGTCCTCATAAGCAAATAGTGGAGGACTTTTCTGCTGAAGTTATTAAGGTTACTGACGGAGACACGATTACTTTAAGAACGGATTTTAGGGATTTTGATTTTCCTTTGAGGTTTCTAAACATTGATGCTCCAGAAATGAATGCTGGAGGGGAAACAGCGAGGGAATGGCTTGTTGGTCAGATTGAAGGAGAAGTTGTTGAGGTTAAAATAAGCATGAGTAACAGAGTCGGAAAGTACGGAAGGCTTTTGGGAAAGGTTGTTTCCAGAGGGCTTGACATGGGCGAGTCTATGATGCGTATGGGAATGGTTGTTCCTTTCGGTCAGAAGAATGAGTATCTCCCAGATAACACTAACAAAATTTTTAGGTTGAACCAATGGTTTTAGATTTCGGACTTATTAACAGCGGACTATTTCCTTCTAGTAGTGCGGAAGGTCAAGGATTGGATGCGGAGGTCACGACTCAAATTATCTGGCGAGATGTTGGGATTGGAATTGTGCCAATAGGTTCTGTGGTTGCTTGGCTTAAAAGCATTCATGCTGATATTCCCCCTTTGCTCCCGAATTATGTTGAGTGCAACGGACAAGTATTAGATGATGGGGACAGCCCCATCAATGGAATAACAGTCCCGGACCTTAACGCAAGTTCTGGGACTGCAAGGTTTTTAAGGGGAGGGACTGCTAGTGGAGCTGAAGCTGGAAGCGAAACTCACAGGCACACGACTGCTATTCCTGGAGATGCTGGAGGAGCTGTTGGAAGCGGAAATCCGGGGAATGCTGGAACATATAATTCTTCGCTGGTTGGAACTTTGCCTTCTTATCATACTGTTGTGTGGATTATGAGGATAAAATAGCAAAACTTTAAATAAATCAGTTACTTAAAAACCAAAATGCCAGAAACAACGATTGGAAGTGCGGACTCAAGCGAAAGCCAATTTGTAGATTATTCTGTGGAGTCTGAAACAACTGATGCTCCTAATGGAGAAAAAGAATTCAGGTATCAAGTTAAAAACTGGAATGAATACCTGGGGTATTATAAGACCATTCCAGAATTACAGACTGCGGTAGATGCAAAAACTAAGTGGATTATAGGAGCTGGTTTTGAAGCTAACCCACAAACAACTTTAATTTTAGGGATGATAAAGGGGAATGGTAACGACACTTTTAATTCAATTCTCGGAAACATGGACAGGGTTAAGACTTTCGCCGGAGACTCTTTTGCAGAAATCATAAGAGGAGAAGAAGGGGTTTTGGCTAATCTGAAACCACTTGACCCTTCAAGTATTGTTACAATTTTTAATTCAAAGGGAATTATAACAAGGTACGAGCAAGTTTCAAAAAACAAAAAAATAATGCAAACTTTTGAGCCAGAGGATATCTTCCATTTGTCGAGGGACAGGATTGCGGATGAAGTGCACGGAATTTCCATTATTCGTTCTGTTAAGTGGATTATTGACGCAAGGAATGAAGCCATGAGTGATTGGAGAACTGTACTACAAAGAAACGTTAGACCATTAATGATTTTTCATTTAGATACTGACGACGAAAAAGAAATTGCTGCTTTTAAGAAAACTACTGATGCGGCTCACGCAAAAAGCGAGAATATGTACGTTCCTAAAGGTGTTGTAGTTCCAGAACTTGTCGCTACAGCCCAGGCGGCTTCACTTAATCCGATTACTTGGATTAACCAGTTGAATGATTATTTTTATCAGGTTGTTAACACTCCCCAAATTATTATAGGAAATGCTAAAGAGTTTACGGATGCAAGTGGCAAAATAGTTTATTTGGCTTTCGAACAGAGTGTTAAAGCAGGACAGCTTTATTTGGAAGAGCAAGTTTTGGCACAGCTTAATGCAGAAATATTTTTAACATTCCCAGCTTCACTTCAACAGGATACGGTTTCTGACACGAGTTCTGAAGGTCAAGAGATGGAATTGGAAGAAGAACCTCAAGAAGATGCAGCCCAGGCAAATGACACAACAGCAGAGATGGAGGGGAAAAAATAATGGTGTATCGTGGAGCTAAGACTAGAAAGACTAAAAGCGGGGGAACAGAAACGACTACTGGAAGCGGAAGGGTTACGAGAAGGGATAGTTCTGGAAGAAAAATAAGCAGCTCAAAAAAATCTACTAACAGGTCAAGATTACAAGATACTTTAACTAGAGGTCTAAAAGACTCGGGGGTGGATTATTCTAACACGAGAAGCAGCGGATTACAAGATACTTTAACTAAAGGTCTAAAAGACTCGGGGGTGGATTATTCTAACACGAGAAGCAGCAGGAGAAGAAGAGGAGGAGGTGGAAGCTCGGATGGTCCCAGATTAGCCCAGCCAATAGACCAAGATAAAGCTGATTCTTATTCTCCGGACCAAGATAAAGCTGATTCTTATTCTCCGTTCTCAAAATTTGGGAAAGGGATAGCTCAAGAAAACATGACTGCTCCAGAGAGTAGGGTTAAGCAAGTTATGAGAGCAACTGGAATGTTACCCCCCTTAACAGGAACTGGAAGTGTAGACCCAGAAGGAAACGTGCGAATTATGGAAGGGGAGGAAATAAAAACTCCAGCGGTTGTCGGACTAGGAAGTGCGGGAGCTGCTGCGAAAGGAGTTGCTTCTGCTGGAAAAAATGTTTTAACTAATGCTTATTGGAAAGGTCAAAATGCGGTTGCAGCTCAGCTTAGAGCTGGAGCTAATTTACAAAAAGCAGCTGATAAAATTGTGGTTGGGGCTGGACAAGTAATAAGCAAAAAGGGAGTGGTTAGCACAGTTCAGAGTAACTCAAAAGTGAGAAGTACGATTGCGGAAATCTTTAAAAAAGTTTTTACGAGCACGACAACTCAACTAAGCACAAATCCGGCAACGGGAAAAGTAACTACAAAAATCATTCAATCTTCTGGAGGGGTAAAACCCATACTGGCTGTGATGGCAACTATAGGAACGATTGCGTACATTGCAGAAAAAACGTTTGGAGGACGAGTGTTCGGAAAATTTATCGGTCAAGAAGAAGCTGGACAAGGAGCTGGAATGGCTGTTTGGGTGGCTCAACAAGCTGGGGCAACAACTGGAGATTACGAAAATTATTTTGCTGCTAGAGAATTGCAGATTGAAACATTAACTCAAGCCAGTTCAGTTGGGGAATATATGCCATTCAAGTATTCAGCAGACCAAATTAACAGATTTGCAAACATAACTTTAAGAAGTGGGAACATCATGGATAAAGCAGTTCACGACAAAATGGAATACGAGCAAAACGCAACTAGCATGGTTGATGAGTGGAGACTTAGGGACCAAGAACAATCGGATATGTATAAGCAAAGCCAACTTGATAATTTTGAAATGCAAAAACAATTAATAGAACTAAGAGAAGCATCAAAAAGAAGGGGAGACAGGGCTTCTGCTAGGATGTGGGCTCAATTTGCAGAGGATAAAAGAATTGCTGAAGCTGCGGAAAGAGAAGAAATAAGACTTTTTTGGGAAGATTACTGGAAGATGAAACAAGCTCTTTATGAAAATTCAGCTCCGAGTAAATTAAACTTTGGAATTGTGTAATGGAAAACAAAGATATTATTTTGGGATTAACAGCGATTATTTGCATTACTATTTTGGAAACCACCAATATTTTGATGGGACATAATGGGGCTATGCTAACTATGGCTGTGGGTATGATTGCTGGGATTGCAGGTTTTATGTTGCCGTCCCCTCAAGAAATTAAGAAAAAAATATTAAGGATGTGATAAAACATGGGAGAAGAAAAAAAGCCAGTTGAAAAAGTTGAAGAAGTTGTGGAAGTAAAGAAGGAAGAAACGCAAAGTATTGTTAATGATGCGAATGATGCAGCTGACAGAATAGAAAAAGCAAATGCTAAAAGAGAAGAATTGATTGATCGGGAAGAAGCCTTGAAGGTCAAGGAGAGTCTGGGCGGGAAAGCTGTTGCTGGAGAAGGTAAGAAGGAAGAAACTCCTGAAGAATATGCTGGTAAAGTTATGGCAAATGAGGTTGAAACAAATGACAACTAAAGAAGATTTGGGTGTTAAGATTGGAAGTAAAGCAGAGTCAAGATGGACTGTGGTAAGGGACGGTGCTAGAGATATGATTATAAAAAGCGAAATGGAAATTGAAATTAACAAAGAAATTAAAGTCTTAGCTGAAAAAAAGATTGAGGAAGAAAAAACTAAATTGAAGTCCTAACTGGACAAATTCTAACCCCAACACATCACCTGGGGCTGTCGCAAGGCAGCCCACCTTATAATTTATATAAAAACAAAAGTTTTATATACTTCTTTAATTATATGAGTTCTTTATGGCAAACGCACAAGCAATACTTATGGTTGAGACACAGCTTCCTTTAATGATGAATTGCGCTGATGGAGGGGCAATCGCAAAAGGGGATGCACTAAAACTTTCTGGAGCTTTAACTGTTGTTAAATGCACCGCTGCGGATGATGAGTTTGGCGGTATTGCTGCTGAAGAAAAAATTGCTAACGATGGAAAAACGCAAATTGCGGTTTACAGGGACGGAATATTTAAGGTTGAAGTCGGAGCTACAGGATGCAGCCTTGGAATGCCATGCAAGCTCGAAGCAGTTAATGAGTTTACGACAACTGCTGCGAACAATTCAGACATAGGTTACAATTTCGGAATAGCCCTGGAAGCTGGAACTGACGGACAATTTATTTTAATGGAATTAGGAAGGGGTAATTAAAAATGACATACGATAAAGCTGGAGAGGCAGACATTAGAGGAATTAATATTGACAAACTGGCTAAAGGTTTCGGAGTGTTAAACCCAACTTTCAAAACATTCACTAATCAATCTAAAACTAAAGCAAGAGAGATAAGGTGGTACAGGAAAGGATTAAGCCTGGCAACTGCTATGAATGCTTTAGACACGCCGACAACAAATGGAGTTACTGGGTCTATGATGGCAAATACTGCTTTCAAAGCCAGACCTTTTGTGGTGGAACAATCATGGGAAAGGCAAACTTCATATATCAAAAAGTTTTTCGTTGAGTCGCCTTTAATTTCAATCGAGGATATTAAGGATAGTGACATTGATGTGCTAGCCGGAAACGTGGAAGAACTTGTGAGAGCAGTTCATTTCAAAGTTGACAGAAGAATTTATGATATTTTGACTGAAGCTACAGTTACATCTGGAACACCTAACCCATCTACAGTTAACGATACTGCCGCAATTTCTCCTTGGAGTACAGTTGATACTTGTAATCCTATTACGGATTTGTTAAATGCTAAAATGGAAATTTCTGCTGCTGGATATAACCCAGAAGGAGCGGTTTGTTTGATGAACCCATTAGAACACAAGAACCTTTTAAATTTCTTAATTAATGTTAAGGGTTCTTCTATACCTCAATTCGCAACCGACAAGGTTAAAAGCGGAATTGTTATGGAAATGCTTGGCTTGAAAATTGTGGTAAGCCCTAATGCAACTGCTGATTGGGTTATTACATTTGTTCCAAAAAAGTCTATTACTTGGAAGCAATTTGTGCCACTAACATCTGTAGTAATTAACGAACCTGGAATTGGTAAGAAAGTAAGGATATGGGAAGAGGGAGAAGCTATTTTAACCGACCCATTGGCTGTTCACGTATTGTCGAGTGTGTCTTAATGACCCTAAAAAATGCTACAGTCTTGTATAAGCATAGGCTTGAGCTTGGAAAAAGGGTGGATGACATTTTGAATATATATCCAGAACTTGCTAAAGTCAAAAAAGATGTAGAACATCCAGATTTGGTTAAAGCTAGACCACAACATAAAGGAAAATAAATGGTTGTTACAACAGTTCACGAAGGAAAAAGGGACAAGAGAGATAATACTATTTCGCAGACAGCATGGCTTTTGCATAACTTTTCTGAAGACACAACTTTTAATTGTGACGGTGCAAGTAATGATGAACTGGCTGATGCTTTAGCAACTTTAGTCGGGCAACTTATGGAACTCGGAATTTTAAGAGGAGTTGTCGGAACAGGAGCTCCTTAAAAAATGGCTTTTTTAGGTCAAGTTATAGCTGATGATATTTGCATTGCGGTCAACGAAAGGGAAGGGCATTGCGTAATTGTTAAAGCTGCTTAATTCTAGTTTCTAAATTAATGATCATGCTGAGGCATGGTCATTAATTCCCAAAAGATTTATATAAACAAAAATCCATAACAAAAATTATGGCATACAAATCTAAAGGGGAGAAGGAATTGCGAACATCATACCCTTTTACAACTGGCTTGATTGCGAAAACCACGAGTCAGAAAGGAAGGGTGGAGAGCTTGGAAGCACAGACTGGAACTGTTGTTCTTAGAAGGAATAGAGCTGGAATATGAGTCGGAAATCCGTTAACAGAGCTGTTAATGTTTTAAATGGGTTTAAAAAAAATAATATTCCGAGTGCTAACGAGATGATTTTGCCAAACCATTCTGGCGACCACGTTAGGAGTATTAAAAGAGCTGTGCCTGTTGCTGATGTTGATTTAGTAAATAAATCCTATGTTGATTTAGCTGTGGCTGGAGTTGGATATACTGATGCTCAAGCTGTTGCGGCAGTTGCGACCGCTGATGATTATGTTAAATTAATCGGGGATGTTATGTCGGGAAGTTTAGAGATTTCTGCTGGGGCTCATTTAAGGTTGTTTTCAGGAAATGCTTTTCAAGAAATTAATATTATACTAGACCATACTGATGGGGATAAGTGGGAAATGCAAAATTTTGGGGACTCTGCTTTATATTTTGTTTATAATGATACTAACTTTCCTTTTTGGATTGGAGCTCTTGGGGATATTAACGTTATGAGAAACATTATTGTTGGCGGTACTGTTGACGGTATTGATATTGCAGGACAAGCCGTTTTTGTAACTGCTAATTCAAATCATAGAGTGGGGGATGGGAGCGACCATGCGGACGTGGCAACAAACACTTTAAAAGTTTCTTATACAGATGCGGCAGCAGTTGCAGCAGTTGCTACTGCTGATGATTACTTAAAGAATGATGGGGATACTGCAAGTGGAGATTATAATTTTTGTAGCAATACTTTGTCTATTGATGATAGTTCTGATAAAGTGGGTGTGGGTATAGCGGTCCCAAACTCAAAACTTCATGTTCACTCTAGTGATACTGCAACTTATTTTCAGATTACAAATCCTACTACCGGAGCTGTTGGACATGTGGGTTTTCAAATTGCACAATATCAAAACGATTCTATTATAATGAATAGGGCTAAAGGACCAATGAAATTCAAAACTAATAATACTTATCAAATGAGTATTTTAGCTGGGGGTAATGTAGGGATAGGCACACAAAATCCTGCTTCAAAGCTTCAAGTGAGTGGGGCTATTAGTTCCGGTACTAAAACTATTACTGCTTCGGCTGATGATACGGATGTTAGCGGTGTTAATACTTTGTTTATTAATCCGGCGGCTGCTGTCGTGATTGGTGGTTTCGCTGGTGGTGTTGATGGTCAGGTGTTGCACGTGATTATCGTGGATGGTGACCAAACCGTTACTTTGGAGAATGAGGAAGCTGATGGAACTCAAAAGCTGGCGATGCATGAGAGCTCTGATGAGACTTTGACGAGTAAAAGAGGGGGTTTCACTTTTGTTTATAATTCTGTCACTGGTTTTTGGCATGATGTTAGCCATGCAAGACACGTTTGAAGTTGTTGTTTCTTCTACAAATAATTACTACTACTCCTTCTCTCCGTCATATTAAGTAACAAAGAAAAGAAAGTACCAAAGAAAAGAAATAACTTGTTTTCAAGAAGCAGTTTAACTAACTATTTTGTTGTAATCGGTTATCTTATTTAAAGGTTGTGTTTATAATTTATATAAATGTTTATAATTTATATAAATTTGTTGGAACTTGATAATTTATAAGCAATACATTAATATAGGAGTAGTAGTAACTATCATTTATGGCATTAAAAAAAGAAATCAAAACAAGTGAAGCAAGAATACTAGTTCTACTCTCACAAGTCAGCGATCTTAACAAATACGCAAGAGCGATAACGTCAAAGCTCGACATAGACTACAGTTATGGTTTAGGCATACTCGGAAGAATGGTGGAAAAAGGATGGCTCAAAAAAATTAGGAGCACAAAATACGCCGTCTACGAAACAACACGAATAGGAAAAGACCTATTAAGTAAAGCTAAAAAGGTGATTTGACAAATGATAGAAAACATGATAATAAACGTGGATTGGATGGCATGGATGCTAATGGCATTCATGAGCTTTTACGGATACCTCCTGTATCAGATAAGCAAAAAAATATGAAGCGCAGGAGGGGAAATGATGGGTTTGTGTGAGGATTGTGATGTGCTTAATTGTAGGTTTAAAGGATTTTTTGAGGTCCTAAAGTGTGATAAGTTCGTAAAACATAAGGTGAAAATATAAATGGAGATGATAAACAATGCCAAAAATGTACATAAGAAACTTAATCAAAAAAGCTAAAAACACGGCAAAAGAATTGTATGATTGTCAAGGTATAAGCTGTGATAACTGCCCTTTCTATAACAAACAAGGTGCGCAATGTGTGTTAAGAGCTGCAGCAAGAAACATAAGAAAAATCACGGACAACATAAAACAATGTGAGACGTGCGGACATATAATCTGTGGAGATGATGAGGAATGAACATTGCAGTAGAAAAATCGGTAAAAATAGAAGATGGAATACATCAAGGAGCAATAATTGACGTACACTACAGAACAGTAGAACCCCAAAAATACCAATACACAGACGTGATAATCGAAGTGCAAGGAATAAACAGAAAAGTAGGCTACCCCACAAAAATGATGCGAGACAGCTCACTAGGATTGCTAATGGCAAGATTCGGACACGTGGTAAGCGAAGGACTAATGCTCGACCCAGACCAACTAATAGGAAGGGCTTGTGAATTCATAACACTAACCAAACCAAACAAATCCGGAAAACAGTTTAGCAACATCATTCCAGAAAGCCTAAAACCCGCAAATGCCATACCAGTTCAGCCACAACAAACAACGGAAAAACAAGCAGAACTACCACCAATGCCAAAGGCACAAAGTTAGGCACTATGACAATTGAACGATTAGAAAGAGTCATGCAACGAATTAGGCATAACAACCCAGGAGTGAGAACCATCAACAACTCACAACTAAGACTTGCAATCATGCACGAGCTAGGTACAGACCCCAGAACATACCAAAAAAACAGGAAAGCATTAAGACAACTCGGATGGATAAAACCCTCTATACATCACGTATGGCTCACTAACAACGATGTGGTAGAAGCATGAATGCACTCTCTGGAAATCATCCACCTTTTGAAACGTTGACAGCTAAAGCTGCTTCACCACTTATTCAAAGAGCTGGATATAGGTTGCTAAAGCAAGTTAATAAACGTAATGACCCCTCAACGTCTGATGGGGTCTTACTGACTAGCCGGCTAGTAAATAGCAACTCACAGTTGGTATGTATTAAGGACAAAACTAAAGTATGTATTAAGGACAATACTAAAGGCTTTGAGACAAGCCAGACTCTAAAGCGGTCTAACCGCAACTCATTGATGTATCGAGTCTTGAATGGTTTGATGTATGTAAA